AATTAATAAATTCATTATCGTTAAACCCGCTAGTCCTAAAGAAACCAACAGACGCTGTTTGTCCAAAAACAGGTGTTGGCTGGCTATTGTCAGGAACTGATTTTGCAATAACATAACCCAATTCTTCGTCAGGTCCATTCCACCATACTAAACCTGTTGATGAAAATCCTGAGGTTGGGAATCCAACCGCTAAATTACCTACTTGGACTGTGCCTGCAATTGTAGATCCTGTATTATATGCGAAAGGTCTTGCTGTTGACATAATTATGGTTTTATGTTGAGAGGATATTCTCCTACAAAATTTAAGTTTATTGTAACATTGACTCCTTTTTTCTTAAAACTATGTAGATTCTCTAAGTCATCCCCATTTCTAAAATTTTGGATGATATTTTGTTTAGATTCGTTATTAATAACTTCAGTCTCTTCTTTTTTAGTATCAGGGTCAATATATGTCATTGTACCAGTGTTAAGATCAATTGACTTAACCATAATGTCAAAAGATCGATTCAATGCTTTGGCAACCAATTTATATCTATAAACTTTTTTAGCCTCAAGATCATAAAAGTTTACTATTCCGTCTTTTGAAACAGTAATATTACTTGGTGGGGTTGTATCTTCGTTAATTCCCATCAACTCTTTATTTCTGTATAATTCCTCAATTAATTTTCTTTCCATAATACAATCCTATTAATGATAAATATTCATTTATTTTTTTGTATCTTTGTTTTTATATGAAAACACTAAGATTTTTACTTATTAATCTATTTGTGAGGGATCACAATAAGACTTTGGAGATAATTAACGGATTAGATAGACCGCCCTATGGTCAATCTTCTAATTCAAAATACGCAGATCACATTGGTAATTATTTACTATCTGATGATTCAGAAGATGAAATTCCTGTGGTAAAACCCAAAAAGAAAATCAGTAAGATTGAGGTTAAAGAATCTCCTCGAGTAAAAACAAAAAAGGATGAGTTACTTGACGCTTTGAATTATTTAAAATCAAAGTCTGACAAGTCAAAACAAGACAAAGATTCAATCTACACTTTAGAAGTTCTATTGAAGAATATGTCCTAATTAAACTTTGCCGTCCAAACTTGCACCTATCTTTTTGTATACAGGTTTGTTTCCGTGTGGTTCTATATCACCAATAGGTGGTTCAATTACTGTTACTCCAAGATCTTTGAATTTTTGGTAGTACTTTCTAACCTTTTGTTCTGTTGTGTTTTTAAGTCCACCCCAACCCCAAGAACCTTGTACAACATAAAGTTTTGCATTTGGAAATTTAGATTCTAATTCAGTGATTAACCCACTTATGTCATCGTTAGTGTTAAAGTTTCCGTTTGTACCAATTACAATTGCAATGTTTTTAACATTTGAAGATCCTTTGTGTTTTTTAACTGCTGATAATAACCAACTTAATGTTTTACCACCTAACCAAAGGGAATCTTCAGATCCTTTAGATGAGATTAATTTGAATTCAGTGCTACCGTTTGCAACATAAGGTGATTGTGAATCTCCAATTACGAGGTTAGATGGGATTGTATCGTCATCATCAACTATAGATTTAGATCTAGACTTTTGTATTTTACTCATGTCTTCATCCTCAAAATTCTCTTCGTCAACTTTTTCAATTATTTTTGCAATTGTTTCTTGATCTGCAATACCTGTTGGTTCTATTGAATTCTTCTTTTGGAAATCTATTACGGCCTTTTCAGTTTCAGGTCCAAACTTTCCATCCACTCCCCATTCAGGAAGAGAAAAACCTAAGAATTGTAATGCCGTTTGTACTAACTCAACGCCTTCTTCATATGAATATGGTTGTTGTTGTTTCTCAAAAGTTTCTTTTTTGTCAAATACTTTTTCTAAATTATTAATTAAATCACTATCAGTTTCTTCACCTTCTTTTTTAGGTTTTCTAGTATAAGAAACAAAATGTTCAGTAATTGATCCCGCTTTAACTGTGTAAACCTTTTTACATCCTGAGTATTGATTACATTTTTCCTCCATTAAACTTTTACCTTTTGTTGCAGGATGACCCATACCACCTCTTCTATCCATTCTTGTAATGGCATTTTCTTTATCAACTTTATTAAATTGAACTTTAATTTCGAAGTACTTAGGTTTTTTTATCATCTCAATACTCTCCATGTCAGGTTGCACATAAACACCTCTTTGATAAAGATCTTTAAGATGTTTATTTACTTCGTATGTGAAAACATTTGATAATTGATGAATTGAGTCACCAGGATTAAGGATAGCACTTTCAATGTTAAATCCTGTTTCAGGACCTTCATATTTTACATCAAAAAAATTGGCACCTTTATTAATGGAAATTTTTGGTGTGTTAACACCATCACCATTATCGAACACCCCTTTAGACCAAGCTCTTTTTTCGGCTTCGGTTATTAGTTTTTTTAAATCACTTACTCTGTAAGATTCTACTAATTTTTTTTTTAATCTGAAATAATTTTCAGAAACAGGTTCTTTTTGTTGTTCTATTTTTAATTTAAGAGTATCAACAAACTCTTGTTGGATCGCCTTTAATAAATCAACATAAGATACTCTTTTTCTTTTTTCGGGATCATCAAATTTACTTTTTGGGTATAAGAAGTTTATACCTGAAATATTTGTAATACACTTATGACCGCCTGAGTTTGCCTTTATAACATCATATCCATTTACATAAACTCTATTGAATAGTTTTTTATCTTCATAAGGAATGTCTTTATATAAAGTCTGAGACATCTGTTGTAGTTGTCTTTCTAAATCTTTTCCTCCTTTAACCGTGAAAGAAGGTGCGTTACCATAAATTGCTAACATGTCTTTATATGTAAAACCTACAGACTTTTCACTTGTGTCCATTTCAGAAATTCTTTTAAGAGTTCCAAATGTAACTCTTTGATTATTTAACTCATCTCCAAACTTATCTAAGATCTCATCTTTAATTTGACCAAGATCAACACCTTTGAGAGCTCTTTCTTTTTTGTATGGATTGCATGACGCTTGAACCATACCCATTGGTAATCCTGTTACTAAGAACTCAGCGTTAGGATGATTAATGAACGGTGTATATCTATCATATCCTCCAGGTTTCATTGATCCAAGACCATACTGTGAAATAATTCCATCTTCGTAAGTAACACCTTTGTCTTTTCTTGATTGGATGTATGTCTCTTGATTCTTCATCAACTGTTCAATAGGTGCATAACCTTCCTTCTCCATTTGATCTTTAATGTTCAAAAGAATATTTTGTAGTGATGGTTTTGAATTCATTACCAAGTTTCTTAAAAACTCAGGTTTGTTTTTAAATGCCAATAATAATTTATTAGCAACTAACCCCATCATTTTTTTGTTTTCTTTAACACCTTTTGTTCTATCTATTTTGAATAGGTATTGAACAACTTGTTCAGGTGTAATATCATATTTGGCATAATCAGCAGAATCGATCATTGATATGGTTTCAATGTCGTCTTGAGAGAATATATCTTTTGGTGATACAGATTGTGAAATTGTTTCAACATTAGATCTTGAAGATTTAAAATTTGTTGAGGTTCCTTGTTCTACACCAGCTTGACTGTCGTGGTGATCCGTGTGAATAACAAACATTGGTTTACCATGAGCAAAGTCTACTAACACTGGCATTATTTCTCCTTCACCTTCTACTTTCTTTATTGCAAATTCTTTAGAACCGTATTGAATAATCTCAGCATCAACAACTTTGATACCGTTTTGTTCAAGGTAATTCTTCATTGCCAAAGCAGTGGTTACACCATCTAAATCTTGGTGGAAATATATTTTTGCCATTGGGTATCTTTTTGCGAGAGCTCTGATATCTCTAATACCACTTTCATTAAGGATTCTTTTGTTTTCCTCCTCAATAATTTGTCTAATCAAATTTTTCATCCTATATAAATACTTTATTAATAGAAAAATCCCCACCTTTAAAGTAGGGATTCTATATTTTAGTGTAGTAAAAGAATTATATTATTCTACAATGTCCGACTGTGGTTCCATTTCACCAACCAACTCCATCATTTGAACATCCAAATTCAATTTAACCTCATCACTTAATAACACACCGCCTGTCTCAAGTGCTGCGTTCCAAGTAAGTTCAAAATCAGATCGGTTAATAGTTCCTGAGATCTCAAATCCGTGTTTTGTATTTCCCCATGGATCAACTGACTTACCATTATACTCAACCACCAAATCAATAGTTTTAGTTGTATCTTTGATAGTCATTTCACCTTTCATCTTACCATCAGTAAGATTCAAATATGTTGATTCAAAATACATTCTTGGGAATCTTTCCGTGTTGAAGAAATCTTCTCCGTTAAGGTGAGCGTCTCTATCACTATTTCCTGTTGAGATTGAGTTAACTTCAGCCTCAAAACGAATCTGAGCGTCACCCATATCTTCCATTGTATATGATAATCCTCCTGAGTAGTTTGTTAATGTTCCTTTTACATTTGACACCATCAAGTGTCTGATTTTAAATCCCAAGTCAGAGTGAGATGGGTCAATTACTAATTGCTTCATTTTTTTTATTTTGTAAGTTTATATATGTTAGTATCTAATTCAGATTCTAAAATCATGTGATAAAACCCTAAAGGTAATTCTTCCGAATAAAATGATATTAAATTGGTATTATTTGAAGACTTAACAATTTCACCTTCTGAATTAACTAAATAAAAGTTAACAGGGTTTGACAATGAAAAAACAACGGTACCTGTCAATGTAATTTCTAGTGGTATAACCTTTGATTCATCAATTTTAATAAAACCATTAGGATTTATTAAGTAAGAATCAGAATTTGTTTGTGAAACACATACAAAAGATAATAAAAGGACAGAAATAAAAGATAAAATTGTTTTTTTCATAAAGGGTTTTTTTACAAATATATAGAAATCTTTTAATTAAAGAAAGGTATATAATTAAATTTCTAATATTTTCCAATTTCCTTTTTTGTCCTCAACAAGGCATGTTGAGTTTTCACAAAAATCTCCTGAATTCATATAGTCGATCTCAATTTTTGGTTGGTGGATATGTCCGCATACCGCAACATCATAACCTTTTTCTTGTGTTAGTCCTTTTGCTCCCATTTCAAAATCAGAAACAAAATTGATGGCACCTTTTACAGATTGTTTAATGTTGTTTGCCAATGAATGGTATTTTAAATTAAATATTTTTCTGATTCTATTGTAGATTGTGTTTAATTTAATAACAAAATCATAAGACCAACCACCAACAACCGCTAACCATCTAGCTTTCATAATAACAAAATCCAATACATCACCATGGAAACAATAATAATTTCTACCATCAATTCCAATATGATTATACATTCTAACAATCTCAATATTATTTAGTTTGAATGGTATGAAGTCTTTTAAAAAGTCGTCGTGATTTCCTCTGATGTATATTACCTTTGTTTTACCTTCAGATAGTTTTATTATCTTTCTTATTATTTTGGTGCAATCGTTAGTCCATTTACCGTTAGTTTTGATTGCCCAACCATCAATAATATCTCCGTTCAATATTAAAGTTTCCATTTCATTTTCTTCTAAGAACTTTAATATCTTATCTGTTTGTGATTGTCTTGCACCTAAATGAAGATCACTCATTATCACAGTTTTCCACTTTTTCATTTCCAGTAATTTTGATCTTTAGTGAAGTAGTCTTTATTCTTATGGTTGAAGAATGATCCCAAGAATAGTTTTGCCATGTAAACTAAACCTTTGTGTTCAAATCGTCTTGGTGGTGTAAAAACTACATTGTTTATTCTACCAAATTTCTTTGGTTTGATTTGTTTGGAGAAGTGATAGTCTTCAGCTACTTTAATTTCTTCGTCAAATCCTTTTAAGTTTTTGAATGTTTCTGTTCTAATCATCATAAATCCACCCAAACAAAATGGTGTGGACCACTTTGACACTAACTGTAGGAAATCGAACAAACGGTAAATATAGTTGTATTTACCGTTATCACTTCTGAATTTAGTGGTGACCAAATCAAGATTGTTTTTGTGTATTCTAAGAAATGCCCGTTTAATTATTTTAGGGTCCAATAAAAATACATCGGCATCCATAAATAAAACATAGGGTGTTGTTACAAGTTTAAATCCGTTGTTTCTTGCTCTTGCAGGAAGACCTCCTTCCATTATGTGTAGGTCGAATCTGTCTCTTCCTGAATCATACTCTAATCTATCCCAAAGATATGGTTTTGTAACTCCATCATTAGATGAATCGCAAACAACAACTTTTACATTCAAAATGTCTGACTGATAATTTAAAAGATCTAATGTTTTTTCGATAATTCTCTTTTCGTTTTTACAAGGAATTACTATAGTTACTAGTTCATTTAATTTCATATTTTTATCAATATATAGTTTTAAATTTACCTATAAACAGTTTCAAAGTAAAACTTAATTTTGCCTTAACAAAAAAAACACTATATTTGTATTGTGATTACAGAGAAACTTTCAAATATCCCCCAATCTAGCGGCTGCTACCTTTTCAAAAACAAGAAGGGTCAGATCATCTATGTTGGTAAGTCAAAGTTTCTCCCAAAACGAGTGAAGTCTTACTTTCAAAAAAACCACAAAGATCAGAAGACTTTGTCTTTGGTAAATGAGATTACAGATGTTGAGTTCATGACTACTAATGATGAGAGTCAGGCTTTGTTATTGGAGGATGAACTTATCAAATCACACAAACCAAAATACAACATAAAAGCAAAAGATGATCGTTCTCGTCGTTGGTTTATTACTTTGAGTGAAGATGAGTTCCCAAGACTTTTGGTTTGTAATCCTTCTAACTTTACTGGTGAGGTTCTTTTGGAATCTACAAGTTCCAATTCTTGTTATGAGATCTATGAAATGGTTCACGACATTTTCAATCTTAGATCTTGTTCTTACAACTTGACTGAAGAAAATATCCAAAACGAAAAGTTCAAAACTTGTTTGGAGTTTCATCTTGGTCGTTGTAATGCCCCTTGCGTTTCCTCTATTCTAAAGTTCTCTTACTTGAAGATTGTAAGTGAGATGAAAGATGTATTTTCTTTTCAGTTCGACAAAGTTCGAAATCGTTTGAAAAAGTACATGAAGTACCACTCTGATCAAATGGAGTTTGAGCTTGCTCAGAACTTCAAAAACAGAATGGATGTTGTTGATTTGTTGGAGAAAAAACTTGAGTCGTTTCGTGTTCGAAAGTATAGTGATATTGCAAGATCTTTCAAAGAACAATTTGGTTTATTGAATGTCCCTACCCTTATCGAAGCTTTTGACAACTCTCATACTGCTGGTGATTGTCAGGTATCTGCTCTTGTTCGTTACAAGAATGGTAAAACCGATAAGTCAAACTATCGTAAGTTCAACATCAAAACTGTTGAGGGACCTGATGACTATGCTTCTTTCGATGAGGTGTTAAATCGTCGATTCAATAGACTTTTAAATGAGAAACAAGAGTTACCCTCACTTGTTATTATTGATGGTGGTAAAGGTCAGTTGGGTGTTGCCAAAAAAGTATTTGAGGATCTTGGTTTATTGAATCGAGTTGACTTGATCTCCATTTCAAAAGACGACAAACACAGATCATCTACAATTCACAAGATTGATGGATCAAGTTTTGATATTCCAAGAAGTGAGTTTGGGTTTTTGTTAGCGGAGATTCAAAATGAAGTTCACCGATTTGTTATTACTTTCCATCGTAAAAAACGAAGTAAATCTATTATCGGATAAACTTGGTGTCGTAATAAGTTGCAACATAATCAGCGTTAAGTAATGGGTGTTGATTGATTACTTGATCAACACCTTTATAATATTCTTCTGTTTCGTAGTATGTTTCAACATGTGGTAAGAACTCATCGATATACTCATTTATAGCTTCATTAACATCGACATTTTCACCATTTTTTGTTGCGGATAATGGAACAACGGTATTATCAATAGAATATGAGTCAAGATCAAAATTTTTGGTTTTTAAACCAACAGATTCTATATTGATTACATATCTTCTATACCCAACAAATGGGGTTCCTGTGGTGAATTTAATTTCTCTTACAGAGTCGAAAACTTTTTGAATTTGATCCCTTGTTTTGTCGTTAAGATAAAATTCTGGCTGTTCATTCCATAATACTTTAGTAGTTAACTTAAGACCAACATATTCTTCAAACTCCATTACTATATCTAAAAGTTCCTCGTCTACTATTGAATAGAAATAAGAAACATCATTTGGATTTTCTATTTTAAATTCAATCGGATAATAAGGTTTATTATGTCTTTTTGATATTATTTCTTCCCCGACTCTAACAGGAATGCATTTTAACCCGTGAAGATCAATTTCATCCCCCGCAAATCTTTTGAATAGTTTTAATAGTTTATCTCTGTCCATCATACAAACATTTCAGATTCTTTTTTCCTTCTTGCTTCAAGACCAGGAAAGTCATCAAACAAGTTTTCACTTGTTGTTAAAATTAATTTTCTTGCTAAATCAAAATCACCTCGTTTAACTGCTTGTATAAAATCAGAAGTTCTAATACCTCTACCCATGTTGAATGACATGGAAACCATTGCATCATACATTCCTTGTGTGATTGGTGGTTTGATTCCCTTTTCTTCCCACTGATCCAAAATTCTATTAACAATACTTTCAGCTTCTCTTAAATCATCTTTCAATAATGATTCAGCATTTTCTTTTGTGATTGTTGTTCTACCTGGTCTTATCTTTGAGTATCTTGGAAGAAAATCAAAACCCTCTTTTTCATTAGGGAATATTGCATGACCATATCCAATGGTGTATGCACCATCTTCAAGGTCATATGCGACCAAATTAGGTTCACCTTTATTAACAACGGAACCTTCTTCGTATTTTAAATGATCTATTAAACCAGGTGATGATTTTCTAATTCTTGGTGGTATGATTTTTTTGATGGTTTCTTTCTCGAACTGACTGGCTTTCTCTAATGCAGGTTCAACTTTTTTGTTGAGTTGTTTGATTGTTAAAAGACCTATGAAACTATAAAAAACATATTTAATAATTTTCTTTCTTAAATCAGGAGGAAGGTTTTTAATTTTTTCAACTAAAGTTTCCACATATTGAAGTGCGTCTTCCTTGGTTTTAACCCATAATTTTGATCTATCGATATCCTTTTTGATATTGGTAAAATCCCACTCCATGTCAGGTTCGGTTTTACCGTCCTCTACAATTAAAGATATTTTGAAGACCATGTCGTCCAAAATACCTTCGTATATGATTCTATTATTAAATGATCTGAGTTGCTCTTCTGTTAATGAAACTTTCATATTAATAAATATAAAAGAACTCTAAACATATTGAACTTTTGACACACAAATATCTTCAATTCCAAAAAACTGTAACTCTTCTAATAACAATTTTTCATTAGCCCAACTTCTAAGTCGATTATTTAATCTTCTTTTATTGTTACTAACCCACCATCTTTGATTTTCAGAAATTTTTACTTTAACATCTAACTCATAACAATAAGTTTTAATCTTTTTGTTGAAGATGTAAGAATAATGTTGCTCGTATTTTCTGATATTAACAATCTCTAGTTCAACATTTTCACTCCAAATTTTACAATCTAATTTGATTGGATTTTTCTTAAAAAGTTTTTTAACTCTTTTGATGTGATCGTCCTTGATTACTTGTCCTGCTTTGTTTCTGTTGTTCATAGAACAAATATACAAAAAAAAACTCTAACGCCTTGAACTTCTTTGAATATTTTTGAGTTTTGCTTTTTTTAACGCATTTGTCATATTAGTCAAGGTCTGTCTGTTGTTCAGAGTATTCACTTGTTGATAATCTATGGTTTTTGGTTTGGTATTATCGGCCATTTTTTTAGGAAGTTTTTCAAATAAACCTAAAAGTTTTTTGGATCTTTCTTCTTTTCTTATAAGGTCTTGTAATATCTCATCAGTATTAACATCATCAGAATTAGGTATTTCTAAGTCTTTATCGTAAAAAACTTCTTCATATTCTCCTGTCTTCAGTTCTTCTAAAACAATATCTTCATGAGTTTTTTTCTTACTAATCAAATAATATCTAGTTCTAATTTGTGAAGAATAGTTTGTTTCAGGATTTACTGTTAAACTTTTTGGGTGTAATCTCCTATCAAATAAAATATCTTGAGTATGATTTAATCTAACATTAGTTTTATATAACCTACCCATAAAATCCGAATCAGCAGCAACTCTCCAACCTTCAAACCCATTCAAAGACATAAATTTATCTTTTAGAATACCAAAAACACCTTCACCATAAGCGAGTTTTTCGAAGTTAAATATTCTACCTTCACTTGTTTCTTGAAAATTAATGTACTTTGGTTTTACTAATTGGAAGTGGTCAAGTTTGTTACTAATTTCTTGGATCGCATTTTCTCTCATGATGTCATCGGAATCAAAAAAGAAAAGTTTATCGTACTTACTTAGTTTTGCTAAGGTATTTTTGATCACATATGGACCATAATTTTGATGAAAGAAAAAGAATCTAACTTTAGTTGGGAATTTGTTTTTAATAACAAATTCTAAAGTTTTAATACAATTGTCAATTCCGACAAGGACTTCAAAATCAAAGGTAGAGTTGTTCTTTTCAATCGAATCGAACAACTCTACCAAGAATTCTGTATTATTATAAGTTGGAATTATAACACTTAAACTCATTATCTAAATGCACAACAGTTAGGTTGAGTAGGTGTAACTGTTGGGTAAGGAGTAACGCTAGGTGTAAGACTAATCGTTGGTGTAACCGATGCTGTAACAGTTGGTGTTGGTGTTTCTGTTGGTGTTGGTGTGTTAGTAGGTGTTTCAGTTGGTGTAGGTGTATTTGTTGGGGTTTCGGTAACCGTAGGTGTTGGGGTGTTTGTTTGAGTTGTTGTTACAGTTGGTGTGTTTGTCGGAGTTTCAGTAACTGTTGGTGTTGGGGTCTCAGTTGGTGTATTTGTAATTGCTGGTGTCTGTGTAGGTGTTTCAGTTGGCGTAACTGATGGGGTATTTGTAGGAGTCTCTGTAACCGTAGGTGTATTTGTTGGAGTCTCTGTAACCGTAGGTGTGTTAGTTGGTGTCTCCGTTGGGGTTTCAGTAACAGTAGGTGTATTAGTTGGGGTTTCCGTTGGTGTTACAGAAGGTGTATTTGTAGGAGTCTCAGTAACGGTAGGTGTGTTAGTTGGTGTCTCAGTAGGAGTTTCCGTTGGCGTATTTGTAGGGGTTTCCGTAACAGTAGGTGTATTTGTAGGAGTCTCAGTAGGAGTCTCAGTAGGAGTTTCCGTTGGTGTATTAGTTGGAGTTTCAGTAACAGTAGGTGTATTTGTAGGGGTCTCGGTAGGAGTTTCCGTTGGTGTATTAGTTGGAGTTTCAGTAACAGTAGGAGTAACTGTAACTGTAGGAGTTTGAGTTGGTGTTTCTGTTGGTGTAGGAGTTTGAGTTTCAGTAGGCGTTGGTGTTAGCCCTGATGTTACAGTAGGCGTTGGTGTCATTGTATTTGTTGGTGTGACACTAGGAGTATTTGTTGGAGTTTCAGTCACTGTTGGTGTGTTTGTTGGGGTTTCAGTAACAGTAGGTGTAGGAGTCTCGGTTGGGGTTTCAGTAACAGTAGGCGTATTTGTAGGAGTTTCCGTAACAGTTGGTGTTGGTGTATTAGTTGGAGTTTCAGTAACAGTAGGTGTTGGTGTATTAGTTGGAGTTTCAGTAACAGTAGGTGTTGGGGTACTTGTAGGAGTCTCTGTAACCGTAGGTGTATTTGTTGGTGTTTCAGTAACTGTAACTGTAGGTGTGTTTGTCGGAGTTTTAGTAACTGTTGGTGTATTAGTTGGTGTTTCAGTTGGTGTTTCAGTAACCGTTGGGGTTGGTGTTTGAGTAAGTGTAGGTGTTGGTGTTGGTGTTGGTATAAACTCTGTTAACTGACAACATTGGATTCCTGTACCACCTGGATCTCCTGCCCCTGTAAATGTAAGAGTCGTAAATGGACTTGTAGTTACAATTTCAAAGTACCCAGCACCTGCGGCTAAATTACAAGCTGTTGATGTTATCACATTTCCCGCAACACTCATACATCCTGTAAGACATTCATTAATAGAAACAGTTCCACCATTTGAGGTAATTGTAACCGATCCTCCTGTATTCATACCATAAAGAAGTATTCTAGCACTTGCAACTGTAGTTGAGAAGTTAAGTGTGTAAGCAAATGATCCTAAACCACCTAAAATTGGGTCATTTAACATATTAAATGTTCCAATATATTGGTAATAAAAATTATTAATTCCAGTAGGTCCTGTTTGTACTGATCCACTACCTGATCCTACAACATTAATTCCCGAAATAGTTCTTGATGTTCCTATCTGTGGTAATTGTGATCTCGTATTACAACATGTTGAATCAATATTTGGTGTTACAGTTGGTGTAATAGTTTGAGTTGGGGTTTTAGTTATTGTAACGGTTGGGGTTTGTGTTTGTGTAACAGTTGGGGTTTGTGTTTGTGTTTGTGTAACACTTGGTGTAGGTGTTTGTGTTGGTGTTTTTGTAACTGTTGGTGTATTTGTTGGGGTCTCTGTTGGAGTAGCTGTATTTGTTGGTGTATTTGTTGGAGTCTCTGTTGGAGTTGCGGTAACTGTTGCAGTTGGTGTTGGTGTTGGTTCTTCACCTAAAACATTTACAACTATATTGTTATTTACCGCAGAAAAAGGATAACTTCCTGGAATTAAGCCCAAAGAAGCGTAAGTTCCCGTAAAGTTTACACTTGTCGTAGTTAGTGAATTTGTCCAATATCCATTCGCAGGAGAGAAAGTAGTTTTAAGGTATATCCCTGCATTGATGCCAGCCCCCACTAATTTTATAGGATTTACAGGGTTTATATTGAACAATTGACTAAATTGACCTGTAGCAAATTGAAAAGGTCCAGGAGACAAAAGCTCAAATTTATTCGTGCTGACAGGCTGTATTACTGAGGGTATAATCTCTCTAAGTGGACCATTCACAACCACAGTTCCATTTGCAGGGATTTGTCCTCCTCCTCCTATTGCAAAAGGTCCACTGTAAACCCTACCTGAGGTAGTCATAGTTACAGTATTGTTTAAATTTTGAGTAAAATTGATAGTCGCATTCTGAGTTGATGGGTCTACATTACCGACTCTAAAACTTATGTATTCACCATTTCCGTTAGAAAAAGTCCCCCAAGATGATCCATATATACCTGTTGCCAACCCTAAAATCGCAAGTGTTGTTGATTGGAATATCATTGATCCTTGTAAAACTTGACCTGATTGATAACCAGGAGGAAGAAGAACTCTATATGGGTTGACATTTCCACCTACACTTACAATACCAAAAGGCAAAGTGTAAGTAGTATTTAATGGAACGGAAGTTCCAAAAGAACCACTCCACTTATAACTTTGTGGGATCACATAACTATCGTAAAGTACGGTTGAAGTTGGTCTAAATTGTATAGTTGGGCTTGTTGGTGAAAAAACTTGTGAATTGCTATAGTTCGAAGTTTGATTATTGAAAAACCCATATATAAATGAATTCAAATTTAATTGTAAGGTTGCATCGATTCTAACATCGTTACCCTGTTGAGTTGCTGTTATTATAATTGGCATGGTTCTTTTTTTATAATAAATATATTGATTCGAAAATAAGTTGGTGTTTCTCTATAAAAATTTTCTTTTATTCTTAGGTAACATCTTTTGAATTAAATCAGTATTTTTTTTCAAATCAAGTTGTGGTTTATTGTTTTGGGTATTATTGTTTGTTTTATATCCAACACTTTTATTAAAAATTGAATTAATTTTTTCGTAATCCATTTTTTTATGAGATAATTCAATGATATGATTATCAGATACAATTGATTGTTGAGGTTTTTTTATTTCTAAAACATCTGTTTTTAATTTTTCAATTTTATTCTTACTAATAAAGACTTCAGACAAATTTTTTCTATCTATTATTCTATCAAAATTTGTGGTTGTTATTTCACTATACTTTGTGAACTGTTGTTTTCTTTTTCTTTGTAAAATTTCAAAATTATAAGATTGTCTTACCTTTGACTTATGGTTTGTTTCAGGTTTTATGGTAAGATTTTTATCATGTCTTCTTCTATAATATAAAATCTGATCAGTTTTTTTTGTTTTTAATTTGTTTCCCTCTTCTCTCATTTTAAATTCAGAATCCGCACCACATGACCACGGTTCAAAACCATTATATTGATTAAATAGTTTTTTAGATATTCCCAATTGTCCAATGGAATGGAATGGGTTTATGTTTTCTTTTTTTATGTTATCTAAATCTATTTGGTTTGAAAAGTTATAAAATTTAAATCTTACAACATCGTGTGATTGGAGGTTGTTTAATGTTTCAGTAATGATATTTTCATGAAGAAGATCATCAGAATCTACAAATAATAATTTATCGGACATTGATATTTGTGAAAGAGAATTTCTAATAATGTATGGTCCTAAACTTTCATTAAATAAAAAGAATTTAACATAAGGTGGGAATTCATCAAATTTACTTCGTAAAAATAATTTTGTTGTTTCGCAATTATCAACACCAATTAAAACTTCGATATTGTAATTTTTTTTAGCTCTTTTTACAGAATTTATAAAATCTTCAATATATTCAACATTATCATATGTTGGTACAACTATTGATAAATCTAAAATATCTATCTCAGTTAGTTTTTTATCTTTATCACTAATTTTTGATAGTTTATTTTTTCCGTGAATCACTAATCTTGTGTATCCATCATCAAGTAAAGTGATATTTTTTGTAATCTCACCCATGAATCTGTGATTCTTATCATAAACAAAATTTTCATAATTTTTTTGACATAAAGTCAAAAACATTGATATAAAATTATTGTTTGCGTAACTTGTTGCGTGATCATGGATTTCGCCAGTATCAAAGTTTAACTTTTGAACTTTGGAGTGTACTATAAATTTGTCTTGACCACTAATGTTTTTATGATATAGCTCTTGTATTTTTTCAATGTAATCATTTCTCATCCAATCATCACAATCGTGTCTTGTTTGTATTTCTACATTGTTTTCTCTACAGTAATTTTTTATTTCGTCAAAACTTGAGAAGTATAACGCATCTACAGTAAAGTGCGGTTTAAGTAATTCAACATGTTTTGGGTTAACGGTAAAAACTAAAGTAAAGTTTTTGTTTTTTTGACTGTTAACTGAGGGTGCGAATGTTTTTTTCATTACTTGGAAATAATGATCAAATAGTTGGTCGTCCTCAAAATTCATTCTTGTAATTACCAAATGTTTCATAGTACTATCAGTTTTTTGTTTTCAAGACTCACTAAAGACCCAAAGATTCTTTCCATGGCGTGGTTAATTGATGGTTCATGAACATAACCTTCAGGTGAATTGGTTAATATTTTATTGATCACACTCTGTGTTAAATATTTTTTTAAAATGTCATTTCTAACCCAAAAAATAGTCCCACCAACAAATTGATGACCTTTCAAATCCGTTTTGACTTTCATCCAAGAAAATACCTTTTGCATTTGAGTTAAATTGACATGGAAATTGGTGTTATATTTTGCACCAATCATTCCGCAGTTTTGGTCTTCTTCAAATTTTCTTATTACTTCATTAACATGGTTAGGATTGTTCAAGACTCCTCTCATTAAACCATGAAACCATTTTCTACCTCTTTCTTCAGCACTTTGAGCTCCGTGTCTCTGTAAATGTAAAGAAGGTGTTTTAGTTGATCCCAACCCTTTTTTTGTGTGGATCTTTAAAATGAGATCGTAAGATGGGTCTAAGTTTTTATAAACCTGTAAAAATCCACCAATATCCATTCCTTTGTTTTCTACAAAAATGATCTCAGTTTTTGGATTTGTTTTTTTGATGTTGTTTAAAAAACTTTGAGGGTAATTCTTTGTTAGACTAACATAAAGATCGTATTCTCTTTGTATGTTATTTAAATACAATCTGATTTCATCCAACATATCTATGTGATACAAATGAACGCATACAGCAATTTTCATTCACTACCCCCCTCTTTTTTTTCTGCCCTGACAGTGTGCTTTTTGACTAAACCCTTTTGGGTTGTTACAGTTAATTGATTTTTTATATTTTTGAGACCACTTTTCATCTATTGGTTCTTTGGATAGTTTGGTTTTCCAAAACTTAAATAAGTTTTCTTTATCGTAAACCTTTTTTTCTTGGTCCCATCCACAGTCATGACAAAGATATGGGTGTGAGTCGTCACTTTCTTTTTTCCAAGAGTGTTCACACTTTTCACATTCAATCTTTTCGTTGAATATTCTATCTGCCTGTTTTTCTGATATTAGTATTTTCATTATTAACAATCTGAATCATTATAAATACCAACTAAATAGTTATAGTATTTGTCATATATATATTGTTCAACCTCATCTCTTATTTCTATCATTGATTCGGGTGGTCCTTCATAATCTTCATCCTCATCATCTGGATCACAATATCCCTCATCACAATAATAAAAATGAATTCCCTGTAAAATACAAAAGTCGGCGTAGTCGTCTTCATCCTCAAAATCACAAGGATCCTGTATTTCTGTTTGATACTCTATTATATCTCCAATCTTTTCTATCTCTACTCCTCGTCTAAGTAATCTAATAGGTATTTCTTGATTCATAACTGAATTTTTTCTTTGGTTTTATTATCATAAATATTGAAGGGCGTTGCTATTATTACCCAATCAACAAACTTATAATCTTGGTCGTAAGCTTTTGGATTTGCTTTAACTTGAATTGTTTTGGTTCCAAAGTCAGGATGAGACATAATAAGATCGGTTCCGTATACCATATCAATTAAATCACCATTACCGCCTTCGTACTCAACTTTAAATCCTTTGTCTTGTAAGTATTCTTTGACTCTTTGTTCAGCACTTTCGCCTTGCTGAGTTGTTCTTTGGATATTTTTGGTATAATCATATAACATGTTCGGATCTTCGAAGTACTCCTTAACCATATCTTCTATTTGGGATTTAATCCTCATTAGAGTATTTGTAGGGTCTTTTATAACACCTTGAATTATGTCGTTGTTTTTTTTCTTATAAAGAAGTTCTGTTATAAGTTCGGCCAAATCATAATAATTTGTATTTAATTTATTTATCGGTTGCCATTCACCATTCAAATAAACCAACTTATTGTTTTCTATTTTATTTTTAATAAAATCTTCTTTTTCGGTTTCCGTTATTTTTCCAAGTGATTCTAAAAAATTGGCACCATCAATAAACTTATTCTTTTGATCTTGGGGTATTTCAGTTTTTAAATCTTTAATCTTTTCATCAATAATAGATCTTAAATTAAGACCATTACTTTTTGAAAGAAGACTTTTAAGTGATCCAATTTTACTACAAACAAACATTTTTTGTTTATTACCTGAGAACCTGTCGCAAAATCTATACTCAGGTTGATCTTCAGATTCAACCATTAAACTTTTAATTCTTTCAATATCTTCTTTAAGTATTTTATTCATTATTAAAATTTTAAAGTCATATAATGTTCATCTTCATTTTCTTCCACATTTTGGTTGTGGGTCAATTCTACAGTTTGATTTTCAAAATTGAACTCTATTGATCCGTTGGATCCTTCGTTTATTTCCCATCCCCCATAAAATACTTCCAACAAGTCGTAACAAATATATTCTAATTGTTGATTTAAACCTTTTGATCCCTTTGAAGAATCTACCATATCTTGAACCCACCCGCTATCTCCGCTTCCGTCATAACTACATCTACAAGACTCACCATAAACAGATTTTAATTGTTCAACAATTGCAGGATCTGATAATTTTTTTGCTTCCCTATCATCTCCTCTCCATCCTGTTGCCATATTGGAAAAAAAGGAAAAATCTTTTTCAATACGACTTTCTTCGGTATTAACCACATAATAATCATACATCACATCAAGTTCATTTCTTTCAACATTTATGGTGAAAGTTAAACTACCGTTTTCATTATCATAATAATCATTATAGAAATTACCTGTATCAAAATTATCTCTAATGGTTTCAAAGAGCTCTTCAATTGATCCAGGTAAAAATGATAATTCATCACTAACATTTCTTCCTCCATGAACAGGACCATACAAACTTTCAAATTCACTGTCGTAACATTGGTAGTACCAAGTCACACCATCCTCCATGTTTAAGGAGTTCAGTAACTTTGAATACTTTTTTAAATCTTGTATTTGTTTTTCTGTAAGTTCCATATGATATTTTCTAATAAATACTTTTAATCTTCAAACTCTAACTTTTTTGTTCGAGTTGCCCATGTTGGTCTTTCACCAGATATTAATATCTTCATCCATTCAGAAGCTGAAGGAATATGACCATCACAATCTTCTTTGACATGTTGTTCTCCAACATATCTAGTGTATACTGTTTTTCCATCGCTATTTTTAAACTCAGGACCGAACTTTTCTTGAAGTTCGAATATACCCTCTGAGTGATGTCTAAAAGCCCTATGTAAAGAATGTCCATACCATCCTTTGGTCTCATCTAACCAATTGTGAATATGAATATAATCTTCCCATTTTCCACCAAACTTTTTGGCCGAACTCTTCGCGTGTAATATTGGGTGTGCCATACTATTGTTTAATTGATGTTTTTTTGTTGTATCATTACTAAAAATAAACTATTTATTTGAAAAAAGAAATTCATAATGGATCCAAATAAAATTCTTTTACTCGTAAAATTCACCAAACAAATTCATAATTCCTTGGAGGGTTCTTCTAATCCCAAAATTTTTAATACTGTTGAGGATATTAAAGAAGAAATCAATGGAGACGATTTTTTAAGTCTATACCTTTCCAAGTTAAATGGTTCTGAAACAATATATTTATTTTTTTCAATTTTTTATTACCACATATCAGGTGATGCTGCAAAATCAGTAAAGTATGTTTTAGAAAATCTTAAAGGTTACCAGTTCTTTGTATATGAAGAAAGTGGTTATATATCTGAGGATTGTGAAAATTGTGATGGGAGTGGTAAAGAATATTGTGATAATTGTGACGGCCAAGGTAATATAATTTGTAGATCATGTGACGGTGATGGTAAAGAAGATTGTTCTACTTGTGATGGATCAGGCCAAGATGATGAAGGAGATGCTTGTGGTGAATGTGATGGAAGTGGCAATGAAATTTGTAATGAATGTGATGGAAATGGTGATGAGATGTGTTACAGTTGTGATGGCGATGGATATAACGATTGTTATAAATGCGATGGTAGTGGAAATATAGAAACAGATATCATGGGTTATGATGAATTCTTTGATAAAGTATATACCACAAATAAACTTGGTGATATGAATGACGATATTCCTTTTGAGGAGCGTTATTATAATTCAGTTGTACTCAAACAACCTTTCTTAAGACAAAGAAATTACAGAGAAACCTACACCATGGAAGATATCCAACACGATTGGAATATAGGTGATGAAATATACGATCTAAACGATAATAACTTTGTTTTCTTTGGTGGTAAATTATTACTGTAAGAATTTCAACTTATACATAGTTGAGTAAGCCAACTCCTGTACTGTATCAATTTGATTTTGGATGTATGAATCATCACAACAATCTCTTTTTTCTTCAATTGTGTTTAATAAACCTGTAAAGTATTTCAATACTTGGTTTTTGTTTTTATAAGACTGATTCTTGTATGATTTGTAATTTGTTAAAAGACCGTATTTACCTTGATAAGATTCAATAATACCATCAACAAGTGCATCAATTCCTTCATAATACTTTTGCAGTGCTTTGTGTTCAGCGTAAGATTTTGTCCCTAAATGGAATATGTGTACTTGAGTTTGTGAATGTAATAATTGACAAACCATTTCACAGAAATCTTCATTATTATTTGATGAAGAGTCATCATCTTCTTGTTCATCGTTTTCTTCTTGATCATCATTTTCCTCTTGATCATCTTCGTCATCTTCTTGTTCCCAAAGATTTCTTCTTTTCAATTCTTCTTTTAATTTTTCTGTTAAATCAAACTTGTTCATAGTATTACAATTTTATTATAAATATCATCAAGTTTCTATTTCTCCACCAAATCTTTATCATGTATGATCACAAGTTCTTTTCCAAAGAACGAATCTAACTCTTTAATTTTTCTCTCAATCTCAGGATAATCAGTCCAAACTTTAACTCCTTCGTTCTCAGGACTGTAATCATTATCAACCAAATATTGAACTACCGAGTTTTCTTCGGTCGTTATAAATCCGTGAGCAAAATATCTTGGGACATACACTTCATCACCTTCATCCATTTCAAAGAAAAATACTTTATTGTAATCTTCAGATACTGGTCTCATATCAATAACGAAATCCAATATCTTACCTGAAATAATTTTAATTAGTTTGGCTTGAGCATATTCGTTCTTTTGGAAATGTAACCCCCGAAGTGTGTATTTACGGGGGTTTACACTAATATTACTCTGTAACCAATTCTTATCTAACTTGGCAAGATCTAATGGACTGAATGTTCCTCGTTTATCTCTGAAAACTCTGTTCTCAATAAAATGCGCTTTCTCCATTATAAAAATTGTATTTCATTTGTTATTGGGTTCCAATCAATATGCCAAGGCAAATGAGCATATAGGTATCGCTCATTCAACATAGCGGCATTGAAGTAGTGTGTATGTCCATCGTAATAGTGACCATAACCAGTGTGGATGTGTCCGCAGATGTGGATCTTTGGTTTGATTTGTTTGATTCGCTCCGCAAGTAATTCACAACCCAAGTGAACATTGCGGTTACCTTCAACATCATCTAAGAATCCCCAAGCCGGACCGTGAGTAATCACGATGTCCACATCTTCAGGTATCATATCCCATACCGCTTTCAACTCTTCGCCATTTCGTGGTAAGTTAAATGCCCAATTATAGAACTCAGGTTGCCATGGGCTACCCCAAATTTTCACAGTTTGTACATTAGGATCGTGTGGATCACTATCTCCAACTGTAATCCAATCATCTTGTAAATAATCAATCGTTTTATACCCAGTTAATATACCTAGTGCTTCTTCAGGTTTATCTTGCATCCAACGATCATGATTACCAGCAATGAATACTTTATGATCGTAATTATCAATCGCATCAAACCAATTGAAAAATTCCATTGCTTCCATTGGGTTATAACCTGAGTTCATGAAATCGCCGGCATGTAATAGTAAATCACCACCCTTCAAATCACCTGTAATGTGTTTGTGTTTGGTGTGTGTGTCAGAAATTATTGTTAGTATCATATTGTGTTTCTTATTTTTCCAAAATCTGATTCAAATTTATACATAAGTTCTAACATGTCAAAACAATCTAAATGGTTTTTCCATTTGTTTTTGAAATTTTCGAACATTCTTCTTGTGACCTTCATTTGATCCTCAGTCTTACAAGATTTCATAACTGTTTTGATGAAATCGTATTCATCAACCAAATTCAATTTTAGATTTTTTCCCATTTGTTATCGTGATTATATTTAAAACTTCCTATGTGTTCTCTCTTCCATTCGTTTGGAGATATCAAAGATAGGAATATTTTCCCATCATTCGCATAATATAGGTGATAAATTTTTCCAATCACTGGTTCAAAACTAAATTTTGATTTATAGACCAAGTCATTCCATTTATATTCGTCAATAAGTTTTTGATATTCTTTTTTTAATTGTTCGAACCTATCTTCAAATTGTTTGTTAACATTTAAAACTCTTGGTTCTTTCCAGTGTTCTATATTTACAACTTGAATTGCGGGTGCCCCAACATTACTACCATAAGGAAGTAAACCAGGGTTTTCGGAAATATTATCAGGTTTGTTTGACATTATAAAGTTTCAAGTTTATCTTTAATTTTATTAATTAGAATTTCATCTGTAATACTTTCAGTTGCCAAAATTTCTTTTAGTAAATTTTCTGTTTCTAATTTTCCTTTGACTTTAACTCTGTGTGTTGCGTTTAACTCAACTTCATATAGTTTATATGCAACCTCATCAACTTTCTTTAACTTAGTAATATATTTTTCAATTCGTTGGTCAAGTTTTCGTCTTCGTTCCATATTGGTTACGGTTGGAATCGCCTTATATAGTTCATCCAATCTACCTTTAAGGTATTGAATTTCTCCAAACTTTAGTATTTCTTGTTCTGTCATTTTTTGTGGATTGGGTTTGTACAATTACCTTTATGTGAACCCCAAGCGCTTTGCCCATAACCCACTCTAATGTATTCACAACCTCCATATGTGAATTCTGTTACATTTTTGTGACGATCATCAGATTTCTGTCTTAACCCTATGGGTTCTTCTATTTGTGGTTTTTGTTCTTCACAAGATACAAGAGTCATAAGAACCATACCAAGTAAAAATCCAATTATCATAGCAAATAATGGGCCAACATCGACACCTTCTTTCACCATTCTTGGTTTTACTTTAATAATTTTGTTTGGATCTATTTTAGGTTTTTTCATACCTAAAAAATAAATGATTTGTGTTGTTAAATCAACTATGGTTTTGAATAAAATTTGATTTTGTTTTTAGCATTTTCTATTAACCAATCATCAACACAAGGTATTTTTTCTAAAAACTCCAATTCATGTTGATAACATACCACTTCTTCAAGATTTGGTTTCAGATTGAAGTTAGTTCTTTTGAAGAATAAATGTAGGGATTCATGAACAAGTATTGCGGAAATATTATAGATGTTTCCATCTTTCATTTCTCTTGTTGGGATGGTAATTGTACTATCCCCTTCTGTTGTTGAGAATCCTCCGTTCCAATATGCAACATTAGAGCAGTTCTCCATAATCAGATAATACTTCTGAACATCATATTTCTTTATGGTGTCTAAAGCCTGTTCTACTTTATTTTTCCAACCATCCCCAACATCTGCAATACGGACCTGTGAGAAAGAGGACGACCAAAACATTAACAATATCAAAAGTTGCCATATTTTCATATTTTGATAACGGCTTCATGAATAGCCTTTTTTAGTGCCGATGATACTGTCATCTTTTCAAAAGGTAACATACCTTCTTTTACTTCAATCTTGATTGCTCTGATCTCAGTTTCAGATTCCCC